CCAACACAAAGCCCAACGACCCGACGGTGGGAAAAGCCAATACGACCTCCTAGTGCGCATCGAGGGCCGACTAGACCGGCTCGAACGAAACGCGGACGCACACCTACGCCACCACCTGGACACGTGATGCTCGACAAACTCAGCGCAGAACAACGACACCTAGCGCTCTTGCTCATCGGGGCGGCCCTCGCATGGCTCTCGACAAACATCCCCAACCTCGATGTTGACCCCCTCGGCGCGTCCCTCATCGGGGCCCTTGCAACCGCAGCTCTTGCCTACGTGACCCCACTGACACGACAATACGGCGTGGGAAAGACTGACAAGATAGACAAGATTGACAAGATGGACTAGAGTCGTCCATGTAGGCAACACCGCCTGCCAAACCCATAGGGGCAACTATGTGGATCGTTTTGCTTACCCGCGTCACCACCAAGGGCTACACCCAGCACACGACCTTGAACGAGATCGACGGCAGTCTCCGCCAGTTCGAGGAGGCCGCCGATGCCGAGGTCGCTGGGCACGACCTGCTCAACACCAAGGGCAGCAAGGTTGTTTGGTTCGAGGTTAAGCGCATCTACTAACCGGAAGGGCCTCCCGCAAGGGGGGCCCTTTCCCATTCCCGAAAGGAACGACATGACATCACTGTCACCAACGCAAGCGGCCGCCGTCCTGGGCCTATCTGGGCGCACCGTGGCCCGGCTCATTGACAAGGGCGAAATACTTGCCACGTCCACACCGGGAGGACACCGACGGGTCACCCCCGACGACCTCCTCGCATATCAACGCAAGCGCATATCGAGCACCGTCACGGTGCTTGTCCCTCCGACTTCTGAGGATGCGTGATCATCGAGGCCGCACTGGCGGCCGCCGTGTACACGGCCCCGACCTGCACCGATCCTGTCGTGCGCGTCCTGCACTCGGCAGGGTTCCGGGGTCGTGCGTTGCGCTACGCCTACGGAATCGTGATGCGGGAGAGCAAGGGCCACGCCCGAGCCATATCGCCCACATCCGACTACGGCCTATTTCAATGGAATCGTGCCGCGTGGTCACGAGCTACGTGGTGGGACCCGGTGCGCCTCCTCACCCCTGAGTACAACGCGGCCGTTGCGTTCAAGATCAGCCAGGGGGGCCGGACGTTCTACCCGTGGGACATAAACGGGCGCGGCTACCACTTGGCGCGCTACTCATCGAGGGCCACATTCAACGTGTGGGTGAAGTACGTGAAGGAGTATCCATGCTAGACGCGGCCAAGTACTCGTGGGAATGCACATTATGCGGGAGCAAGGGCACGGGTGGTGCCGCAAAGTTCGCGGTCCATTACCGGGTGGAACACCAAGAGCCCAAGCCCACATACACGGGCTACCTCATCGAGGCCCGGGACGAACACGGGCTACAGGGCGTCGCCGCGTATCAGTGGGCACACTCCGCATACGCGGAATACGTGAAAAATCAATGACCTGTCTATCCCTAGATATCTACTACTAGACAACAGTTGTCTACCGGTAGATATCTAGGGATAGACACAAAGCGTCTAGAGGTATACGACATCCCCTCACAGACGCGGAGCAATACCTGCACACCACTAGACAGAACCTGTCTATCACTAGATATCTACCACTAGACAACAGTTGTCTAGAGGTATACAGAAGGGGCAACGATGATCCGAATACCCACACCGACCGAGTACGAGCGAATGACGTTCGCTAACCGAGTCGAGGCAGTCACCGCGCTCAAGGCCGTCCTGCTCGCATACCTCGATACCGAGAGGCCGAGCCATGTTTGAGATGAAGCCTGCGGAAGATCAACCCGACCGAGTCATCGCCGAACTACTCGGGGTCATCAACAACTACGCATCGAGTGTGAAGAGACTTGAGTCAGTCGTCACGGAGTACCAAGCAATGGTCTACGCACTTCGAGAGCACGGAGGTGTGGTCGTGGCACAACGAGACCAAGCCCGCAATATCGCGGCCATGCTTGAAAATGAGTGTGCGAATTGCTGGGGACCGATCCATCAATTCGCCATCAAAGAGGCACGCCTGCAAGCCAACTACCCGTATCCGACAGGTGAGGCGGCGGACGATGGCGCGTGAGGACTACGTCGAAGTAAGCGAACGTATACGGCAGTTCATCGAGGCGTACCCTGCCGGGTCCCTACAAACTGAATGGGAATACGTCCAACGAGATGGCGAACAGTGGCTTGTGGTGAAGGCATGGGCCTACCGATCAGCCGAGGATGTTCGACCTGGCATCGGCCACGCGTGGGAACCAATCCCGGGTCGGACCCCGTACACCAAGGGTTCGGAATTGATGAACGGTGAGACCTCGGCTTGGGGGCGCGCACTGGCCGCCATCGGCATAGCGGTACACAAAGGCATCGCGTCAGCCAACGAGGTGCGATCCGCTCAGGGACGCAGTGACGACCCAGTCGCGACCAAGTCGGCCGAGATGGGTTCCTACCGGACGCCCTCGGGAGGCCATCGGCAGGAGGGCGCAGCACCGGCAACCGCGAAACAACTGGGGATGCTGCGGGCCACCATGTCGAAACAACACGTCAGCGAAGCCTTGCTAGCGGACTACACCGCGCAGCAGCTCGGGTTTGAACTGCCAGTCGATGGGCTCACCGCACTCACCAAGGCCCAATGCTCGGTCATCATCAACGCAATGCTCAAGGCCACACCTAGCGCGCCCGTAACGAGGTCCTCGGGCCCCGTCGAGGATGACCCTTGGGTGACGTCATGAGGTGTCCAGTGTGCGAGGAACTAATGGAACTCAACGACACGTGCCCGTCCTGCCTACGTGATCAGTTACAGCCACTGAACCGCACTAGGACTGGACGCAGAATTGCGGCATATACCCAATCAGCGACACCGGCCTCAAGGTCGAAGGGCCCAGTCCAGGACGACCCGTGGGTGACGTCATGAGCCCATTCAATGCGGCCCTTGTCGCGTATCAACAGGGATACTGCGACGCGCTCGACGAAATCGTGCGGGTTGTCGAGGCGCTGCCGTTCGCGATGTTCGACAAGCATGACTTTCATGCGCTCGTGGGAAAGGTTCGGGACAGCAGTGAGTGAGCAAAGGTGCGCGGCATGTGAGGCGCCTATCGACGTGCTCGACATGTGCCTGGAATGCACACCTAAAGCGGGGCCCGGGTTCATTCGAGTCGACACATGCAAGCGCGGGCACCAACTGGTCCAGACGAACAGTGGACGCAGGCGCTGCCACATTTGCGCCAGTCGTCTCGTCATCGAGTCACGCGAGAGAAGAGGGGCCCGATGATTCAAGCCATCGCCATGGTGCTGGACTTCGCACCCGATCACTGGACGAGCGGTACACGACTAGTCGCCATATGCCTCGGCGACTACGCGAACAGTGACACCGGCAAAGCGTGGCCCAGTATCCGCAGCATCAGCAGACGAACCGGCCTATCGGAACGCATGGTCCAACGACACCTCCGCATCATCGAGGCCGACGGATGGATCATCGACGGCCAGAACGGCAAGGGCTCAACCCTGTGGATATGGAACAAACGCGTACGCCTGGACGACACGAGGGGTGACATACACGTCACCCATGGGGTGACACCCACGTCACCCCCCCATAGAGGGACAGGGGTGACATGTACGTCACCCAAACCGTTAGTACTTAACCACCATCAGAACCGTTAGGCGGGGGGTGTGGACAACCAACGCAACACCGGCAAACACAAGGCATGGGTCAAGCAAGTCCTAGCCAAGTGCGAGCCCACATGCATCAGGTGCGGCTACCCCGTCGATATGACCCTCCCACGCACCGACGACTGGGGGGCCAGTGCCGACCACGAACCACCCCTAGTAGAGACAGGAGAGATAGCACCAAGCCTTGACGGGGCAGGCATCGCACACCTCAAGTGCAACCGATCACACGGCGGCCGCCTCGGATCACAACGAGCCACCGCCAACCGATCAAAGCCACGACCCGTTTCTCTAGGACGCGCTTCCTCCTCTCCCGCCGCCCCTACCCTCTATCCCCCAAGGGGGGCCGGGAAGGCCAAGGGCGCACCTACGGGTCCCGTGTTCCACCCGGATGGGTTCGTGATGCCCCGAATTGAAACGAGGGCGCCTGCGGCCGTTACGGGAACTCACGGGGAGAGCGCTGCGGAGTGGCTGCGGACGGTGTACGGAATGAATCTGCGGGGGTGGCAGCGGTATGCGCTCATGCGAGCTCTTGAACATGACGCGGATGGGGCCCTCGTGTGGCCGATGGTGATTTTGACGGTAGGGAGACAGAGTGGGAAGTCGTGGTTGTCTCGTGCGGTGTGCATGTGGCGGTTGCATCATGCGGAACTGTTCGGCGAGACACAGACGATTCTTCACGTAGCCAACAAACGAGACACCGCGATGGAGGTCCTACGCCCTGCCGGGTTGTGGGCCGTTGAGAAGTACGGGAAGAGCGCAGCCAGGTGGGGTAACACGGGGGCCGGGATCACTCTCCCCTCGGGTGATCGGTGGCTCATTCATGCTGCCAATGATTCGGCCGGCGTTGGCTACTCCTGCTCGATGGTGTTCGCCGATGAGGCATGGAAGATTCAACGCCACGTCATTGACCAAGCACTTCTGCCTACGATGAGTGAACGCGTGTTCCCGCAGATTTTCTTGGTTTCGACGGCCGGTGACTCGACTAGTGACCTGATGATCACGTATCGGTCGCTAGCCATCGACCAACTGGAACCGGCCGAGCCGGGCGGCATCCTCCTCCTGGAATGGTCCAGTCCTCCCGAGGCCGACCCCGAGGATGTCGAGACGTGGGCGTGGGCGTCACCCGAGTGGACGCCTAAGCGGGAGGCATTCGTCAGGCAGCAGTTTTCCCGCATCGAGGAGTCGTCATTTCGGCGGGAGTGGTGTAACCAATGGGTGACGCGGTCGGGTCATTGGCTCAAAGATTCGTGGTGGGCCGACACGACCTCGGACACACCACTGCCGCAGGATGTGACCTGGACTGTTGCAGTCGAGTCCGCGTTCGATGGGATGGGCCACGCCGTCGCGGTTGCCGGTGTCCTCGATGACGGCCGCCTAGTCGTGAGGGCCACGACACACCGGACGATTCGGGAGGTAGACGAACGACTAGCTGAGATACGGGCAGAACACCCGGCCCTGTTCGTGATCGTGACCCCGGGATACGTGGACAGGTTGCGGCAGCACTTCGACGATTTAGTGGGCCAACGGGAGGCGGTCGCCGGTACACAGAACATCATCGACCTGTTCGATAGGAGGGCGATCCTGCACAACGGGGACCTCATGCTTCACGAGCATTTCGCGAACTCGTCCATTGCGAAACGGCAGGCGGGTTGGGTGTTGTCGTCCTCGATGGGGGCCGGTGGCTCGTATGCGGCACGGGCCGTGATGTTTGCGGCCGCCCAGGCATCGAAGACACCGAAGCCGGTGGCCGTCATTCATTCACGGCAACAGGCCCGGCGCCGTGCTTGACAATCGTTATCGAACCGTCACAATGGTGGTGTGGCGTTGCCCCGTCTCCGCGTCGTGCGGACCCCAAACCCAAACCCATCTCAGCGGATAGCGGCTGCGGAGACGGGTCCGCACGTTCGCGAATCGGGCGGCACCGCGCTCCTTCAATTGATTCAGGGGTCGGCCGGGTCGTTCCGGGTGACGCGCATGACGGCGATGCAGGTTCCCGCCGTAGTCGATGCGTTGAAAACCTACGCGCACACGATCTCTGCGTTTGGGTTGCGCCAGTACCGCTATGACGAGCCCGTGGAGACTGCCGCATTCCTTAACACCCCGAGCCCGTACCTGCCGTACTCGGCCGTCATCCAACGCACCGTTACCGACCTCCTGTTGTGGGATCGGGCGTATTGGTACGTCAGCAAGAGGACTTGGGACAACTTCCCGGCCGAGGTGCAGGTGATGCGCGTCGAGGATGTGTCCGACTTGACGCAGCATCAAACGACCGGCATCGACCCGAACGCGTACCCACCGGTGGACCCGTTCTATTGGCTTGGCAACACCATCCCGGCCCGGGACGTCATCAAGTTCTACGGTGACGGCATGGGTGGATGGTTAAGCAACGGCGCCACTGCCATCAACACGGCCGCCGCCCTTGAGGCTGCCACCCTCAACTATTCCGAGTATCCGATGCCCACGGTCATCTTGAAAAACACGGGGGCCGACCTCCCGGCCGCTCAGGTTGACCTCCTGCTCGATGCGTGGGAAGAGGCCCGAACCAACCGGGCTAGCGCGTACCTCAATAGCAGCATTGAGGCCAAAAACATGGGGTGGTCGGCGCGAGACCTGGCACTTGTCGAGGCCCGCAACGAATCCGCCATTCAGATAGCGCGCCTGGCTAACCTCGATCCGACTTGGGTCGGCGCGGCCGTCGCCGGGTCCTCGATGGTGTACTCAAACCGCGTCGATTTGTATCGCCAATTGCTCGACATCAGCCTCCGGCCCGTCATGGACAACATCACGCACCGGCTCTCGATGCCGGATGTCACACCAAGGGGCCACGCTGTCAGGTTCGACACCTCGGGATTCTTGCGAGGCAATGCCGCCGACCTCGGGGCCCTCGTGTCGCAGCTCGTGCCGCTCGATGTCCTCACCCCCGACGAGGCCCGGCAAGTCATCGACCTCAACACCCTCGGACTCACCCCGACCTCGATCCCACAGTTAGGCGGATAGATGAGAACGACCACGAACACGGCCACCGACCTTGTGCTTGAGATGCGTGAGGACTCAGCCAACGGTGACGTAATCGGCACGGGGTACGGCCGGGCCGTCCCCTACGGTGTCGAGACTGACCTAGGCGGATTGCGTGAGTCTTTCGGCCCCGGTGCGTTCGTCATTGAGGACGTGATCGGTAAGCCGCTCGCATACCGGCACGGTGAACCCATCGGTGTCATCACGGGCGCAACCAACGAGGCCGACGGCCTCTACATTGACTTTCAGATCGCCAACACGGCCCTAGGTCGTGACGCGGCAACACTCATCAGGACGGGCGCCAGCAAGGGCCTATCCGTTGGCTTCAACCCGCTCAAGTCCGCGTACAACCGTGCGAAGACTTCCGTCATCCACACCGCGGCCGCACTGGCCGAGGTGAGCATCACCCACCAACCGGCCTACGCAACGGCCGGTGTCTCATCAATCCGAGAGGAACAAATGTCAGTCGAGACCATCGAGGAGGCCACCCCGGTGGTCACCATCGACACCGAGGCCCGTGAGGCCATCGCCCAGGTGCGCCGTGAACTGGCGACCGTCGTCCACGTCGCCGAGCCCGCGCACCCCCTCGCGCAGTACCGCTCGTTTTCCGATTACCGCGTCGCGGTGTGGGAGGGCAAGGCCGAGTCCCGGGCCCTGTTCGATCAGATCACGTCCGATAACCCGGGCCTCATGCCGCCCGTGTGGATGC